TAACGCAACCGAGAAAGTGCTTGAAATGCCCAAGGGTGTGTTGAGCGATGGCATTCTTGGCGGTGGGTTTATCGACCAATCTGCTGGCGCGGTGAACGTATTTGATGGAACGGGCACAATTGGAAATCAATCTCCTGTGTTTGATATCGGCTCGCCTCCTAATATCCCGTGGGCGGAGAAACGCTTGGAGAAGTTGGAGCAATCCATCGCCCAGCACTTCATGATTGACCGCCTGATGGACTTTAACAACGATACGCAGATGACGCTGGGTGAGGCGCAAATCCGCGACCAGATGAAAACTGCTAGCATGGCTGCATTGTTCAATCGCCAGATTCAGGTGATTCAGCAGATTATTGAGCGTGGCGTTGCGTTGCTATTCCGTAGCGGCAAGCTTGGGGTTATTAAGGGAAGCGAAGAAGAACAAGAAGCGCTCAAGCGTGGGGAAACTCCATACTACCTGCCTGATAACATTGCCAAGCGCTTGCAAGAAGGCAAGGATATCTATAAGGTAAACTACAAAACCAAGGCGGCCTTGGCATTTAGTGCTGAGCAGTATATGGCTATCCTTGAGATGTTTAATATTGTTGCTGGTCAAGCAGAGATTGCCCCTGAAATGCGCAAGCGACTAGACTACAACAAAGGACTAGAGAAACTATGTGAAGTGCGCGGCATTTCGTTTATGTTAAAGCCAGAAGAACAAATGGAAAAAGAAATGGCCGCAGAACAACAGCAAATGCAAGCCGCTCAGTTGTTGCAAGTTGGAGAACAAGTAGCTGGCATTGCAGAGAAGGGCGCTAATGTAGACGCGTTAGCTAGGCAATGAAAATCTCCATCACTGAAAAGGACTTTATTGAAGCGCTAAACCGTGTAGCTGCATCGAAGGACGGGCAGATAGTTCTAGCGTGCTTTAAGGACTTTGTGAATTTTGATGGTGATATAACGGCAAGTAACCCACAAGATACTTACGCAAATGCAGCGATTCGGCGTTCGTATCTTTATCTAAGAAATCGCATCCATACCGACCATTTAAAACAAATCGAATTTAACTACGTAAGAAAGGCAGAATCCAATGACCGAGAACCTAGAGCAACAAAGCCAAGCGACAGAAAGCCAAGCAACAAGCGAGCCACAAGCGTTCGTAATTCCTGAAGCCTATAAAGATAAGGGCTGGGTTGAGAAGGTTAAATCACCTGATGACCTATGGAAATTAACGGATAACGCCCAATCGTTGCTTGGCAAGCGCCCCGCTGGCATTCCTGCTAATGACGCTCCTGATGCGGATTGGGAGGCATTCTATAAAGCCTCTCGCCCTGAGTCGGCAGATAAATACGCGCTGAGCGATATTGAGGGGTTGCCAGAAGGCACCGACCTGACGCCTATTAAGGCAAAGGCTCAAGCTGTGCTATTTGAAGCGGGGCTTACACCAAAGCAAGCGGATATTGTTTGGAAGCAGTATGTCGCTGGCGAGCTAGCGTCTGCCAAGGAATTGTCGGATAGCCTAGACAAGCGCTACGATGATGCCGCAAAGGTGCTTGGTGACAAGCGCGAAGTGGCTGAGAAGATTGCTCAGGATGGAATCAAGGCTTACGTGCGCGAGGAATTGCGCGGTAGCTTTGTTAATAATCCTGAAGGCATGGTGGCTATGATTGAGCTTGCCAATGGCTACGAAGCTGAGCTAGCCCGTGTTAAGGCTGAGTACGGGGCAGAAGGTAAATTGCCAAACGGCGGCGAACAAGTGGCTGCTACGGATATCGGTGAAACAGTCTCTAAGCTTGCTAAGCTGCGGATGTCGCCTGAAGCTCAGGACTTCACCAAGGCAGGTCATAAGAAGGTTATGGACGAAATCACTGCTCTACAAGCTGTTGTTGCGCGGCATTACAACAAGTGATATACTACATAAAATTTAGGGGGTTTACATGAATATCCGTAATTTCACAGTCGTTATCGCTAACGCTGCAACAGTCAGTGCTGCGGTAGAGTTAGGCTCGGCTACTGTTGTTGGGGTGTACATTCCAGCATCGTTCACTGGCACCGCTATTACCTTCCAATCGGCTCCGACACTGGCGGGCACTTATTCGCCAATTAAAGACGGGGCTGGCGCAGCGGTAAGCAAGACAGTAGCCGCTGGTGATTATGTGTATTTAGACCCGACTATTTTCGCAGGGGTAGGATTTATCAAAGTTGTTTCTGGTTCGTCAGAAGCGGCAGAAAGAACGATAACCGTAGCAGCTAGAACTGTTTAATGGGGAGTCTATTAACATTTTTTAATAGCGTTATTGTGCCAGCGCCAGCAACGCCCAACATGCAAACCGTTGTGGCTTCTGCTGTGGCTGATTTGGACGCTACCATCGCCGCTAGCTACGCATCAGGGCAGACAGTTGCTAACTTGGTGACTGCGCCAGCGGATGGCGAAGTGCAATCTGCTTATGACTTTTGGCTTGGTACGGATAGCGGCTCGGCAGCAAATGACCCAACTTTCGCAACAGATAAGTTCACGCTGGATGGTGGCGATTGGTTCACGATTAAAGCCAATACTACCTTGATTAAAGACTTGCACAAAACCACAGGCGGGGCTGCGCATACATTCTTTATTGCTGGTAAGTTTACAGCACGCGGCGTCGCTATTAATGGGCAAGCAATTTATGGAACTGGTGGGCGCAACGCGGCTAAGCATGGTACTGCTGTAGGTAACGGATTCTTCGGCACAGCTAACACTTATCAAAGAAATAATTCTGGCGCTGCGGTAGCCTCGGACACGCAGGGAGGCTCCGCATTTGCTGATGGCACCTATAAGGTTCTTGCGTTTACCTACGAACCATCAACCAAGGCAACAAAGGCATACATAAACAGCGCAACTCCATATACTTCAACTGTTGGGTTTTATAATTCGACAACAGATGCTTCTGACGCGTTACAGGTTGGCGCAGCGGGTTCTGGTGAATCACCGCTCTATGCAGCAGCGGAAATAAAAGGCTGGGGTATGTGCAATGCGGTGATTAGTGACGCCGATTTCACAGCTATTCGTAACGAGTACATCACAAGACATGGGGCTATATACTAATGAGTAGAACCATTTACGACAGGATAGAGGCGTTAGAGCTTGCTCCATCGGATAATAGTAGCGAGTTATTGCAAAAAATAGCACCTATAGCCCGCAGCAATAGATTCTCCATGATGGGGACTAGCGCGGTAGCTGCTTGGGATAGTTACGGTTCTGTTATGATGATGAAAGACTCCCGCTTGCAGCGCACGAGAGATTGCGCGGGTTCTGGACAAGATAGCCGCTGGATGATGAATCGACTTCATACCAATGTGCTCAACTTCAAGCCCGCAATGGTTCTGCTGGATGCTGGGCGTAATGACCTCGCCACTGCATACCCTAACACAGTGCGGATGATTGAAGAAATCAGAAAAGACGGCGCACTTGTTTTTGTTTCTACTGCTTATGGCAACGTGGTTACTCAGTCCACCACTCATAACGCCTATAATGCCTCGCTTAAAGCATATTGCAACCCAGCGAACGGCGTAGACGGAGTGAGCGCAGATGATGCTGGGATTATATTCCTAGACATTAACGCGCAATTATTTAATGCAGACGGAACTCGCAAAAACGCGCTTGCTCAGTCCACTACCGTAGGTTCTACTACAACGGGTTCGACGGTTATCAATGTAACAGACGCCTCGCAGTTTACCGCTGGAACTGGAATGTTTGTATGGAGCGCGGATGGGCGTATACCTAAGCCATGCGTGATTCTTGAGCGTGATACTGGCGCCAATACAATTACCATCAGCCGCCCTACATCCAATACTATTAATGCTGGCACGATTATTTATAGTCATCAGTATTTTAACGATGAATCACACACAAGCGGGGCTGGCTCTATCTTGCTAGCTGATTATGCTTTGGGTGTTCTTAATACCGCTAGGTGCGTTCCTGAGCTTCGCCCGGGCGGGCCGCTAGGCACTGTAACGGCAGCAGAACAGACGGCAGGAGCAACCGAGAATATCTTTGGCCGCACCGCTACATTTGAAGGCGTAGACACCAACGCTGACGGATTGCATGACGGAGTTTATAGTAGCTTAGGCGCTGGCAACTTCTCGATTATCACCGATACAAGCTTTTGTTTGGGTAAGGCGCAGCGGATTAGCATCCCAGCGGGTACGGGCGCAGGTGTTGTCCTCTTTGGGCTGGATTCGTCATTCTTCCCAAGCACTACGGTGCAAGCTAACTTGGCTGGGCGCAAGGTTGCCTTCCACATGAAATACCGTGTAAGCGGCTTGCAAAACTCAGGGGCTTGGCTACGCTTTACGATGAATGGCGGCATCTTCGGTCACTTCTTGCAATTCCCGCAGGGGCTGACTTCGGACACTCCCAACCTATTCGTAAACCAAACCACTATATTCATGGACGGCGAATACACTATCTATGGCGAAAATTATTTACCAACGGATGTTATTGATACGTTCGGAGGCATTAACCTTTATTGCGATTTGATGGCCACGCTTTCTGCTGGCGTTACTCCGCCCGTATTAGATATTGCCGAGTTGTTCTTTGGTGATATTGATGACCCGCAGCTTTCGCGCCGCGCAGTGCCGCGTTCGCGCAGGGTTACAGCATCGACTACACTGACTTATGCAGACGAAGTGGTATGGATTAACGCGGCTGGAGCTACTAACCAGACGCTGCCAGTTCCATCGACACAAGTATCGCCTATGGTGAACGGGCAGACCTTGAAGCTTATTAATATTGGTGCTGGCACGGCAACGCTTATTGGCACGATTGACGGCGCTGTTAACCCAACGCTTGCTGGTGGTGATAGCATTGAAGTGTTTTATGATATGACCAATAGTAATTGGCAGACGTAAATTAACTATTGCAACCACATTAAAAAAGTGTATTATAGTTTTAACGGATACCGCATAGCGCCCGTTTGATAGCGCAGCCGCCCGCTCCTTTGAGTGGATACCGACTCGAATCATCCCAATTTTGATTTTTGTCTTATTCACACAAACATAGGAGTTACCCGTGGTAGCTAGTATTGATAATGCTTTAACAATTGAATTCTCGGCAATGGTGCACGAAGCGTCGCAACAAATGACGTCGCGTTACCGTCCGTATGTAAAAGTTCTGCAAATGAGCGGCGACGTTTGGGCTTATGATGGCCTCGGCACCGTTGAGATGCGTGAACTGACTGGCCGTAACCCTAAAGTTACGTTCGACGATATCGACCACCTCCGTCGCAAAATCACCCGCAAGCGCTTTGCGTTGGCTTTGCCAATCGACGCTTCGGATGTTCGCGGCTCGCTTCTTAACCCACAGAACAACTACGCTTCTGCAATCAGCAAGGCTGCGCTCCGTCAGTATGACCGCGTTATCCAAGCTGCTGCGTTTGCGGATGTTCTGACTGGCCGTGACTTCGGCACGACTGTAACCGCTGCCAACGATGGCGTGTTGACGGTTGATGCTACTGCTGGTTTGACCTATGAGAAACTGCTTGAAATCAAGCAGAACTTCATGGACAACGATGTAGGCACCGACCAAGCAGAACGTATTGTTATCGGCCACACTGGTGCAGAGCATACTCGCCTGATGCGTGAGAATGAGCTAACCTCGGGTGACTTCAGCCGTAACTTTGTGGTTGATAAGGGCATCATCACTCAGGCACTTGGTATGGAATTGGTTAGCTTTGCTGCCAACGCTCCTTCGCCAATCATCCCTGTGGCATCGAGCCAGCGTCAACTGATTGCAATGTCTGACCGCGCAATCGCACTTGGTATCTCGAAGGAAATGTCCATCAAGATTCAAGAGCGCAATGACTTCCACGAAACGACCCAAGTAATCGTTGAAATGGAAATCGGTGCAGTTCGTACTGAGGGCAAGTTGATTCAAAAAGTTTCCGTAACCGCATAAGGGAGGAAACCAATGAGTTTAACTTTTGACAATCGGCTTCAAACGCTAGAACGCAGCGAGTACGTTAACTCAGGGGCAGCCCTGACGTTAACGGCTGCGGCTCACGCGCAAAAAGTCATCAAGCTGAACCAAGCAGCGGGGGTAGCTATCACGCTTCCCGCCGCTACGGGTACGGGCAACTTCTATCGCCTATTCACGTCAGTAGCACTTTCGTCAAACAGCGTCACCATTAAAGTGGCGAATGCGACGGATGTAATGACTGGCTTTGCGGTAGTAGCGGCTACGGCCTCTGGCACGTTCGCCACGGCATCGACTTCGGACACTATCACCTTCAACGCTACTACGCAGGGCGGCCTTCTTGGCACCTACGTCGAGATTGAAGATGTGGCATCTGGGTTGTTCCGTGTTGCCGTGTTCAGTGTCGGCAGTGGCACAGCCATTACCGTGTTCAGTGCAACAGTTTAATAATTAGGAGTTTATCATGGCAGTAGAAAATAAGTATGTAGATAGCAACATCGTTTCTGGGAAAAAGTCGCTTACGGGCGGCGCTGGAACCGAGATTGTAGCCTACGCGGTTACGTTTGAAACCGCAGCGGCAGATGATGATGGTTCGGTTTACCGCGTCATCAAGGGTATTCCTTCCAACCTTATCCCCTACCAAATCAGCATTGTCTGTGACGCAATTACCAGCGGAACGGATTGGGATTTGGGCGTGTATAAAGTAGATGGTGGTGCGGTAGTAGATAAGGACGTCCTGATGGATGGCCAGACTCTTGCCACGGCATTGACCCGCGCGACTGGGCACCAATTGGGCTTGAAAGACGTGAACGCTGATAAAGTAGGCGCTACACTTGCCACGCTTTCGGGTCAAACTGTACCAGACGATTCTTACGACTTGGCGCTTACTGCCAACACCGTAGGTAGCGCGGCTGGCACTGTTTCGGTTCTTGCTGAGTTCCTTGTCGCTGCATAGTGATGAGTAATGGGGAGGGGTGCGTTATGCCTTTCGCACTCCTCCTTTCTTTAAGAGGGTTCTATGGCTATTACTTCGAGTACGGAGATTTGCAAACTTAGCCTAGATTTGCTGCAAGGTGGCAGCGTTTCTGATATTACGGCATCCAGCACTTCCATTGAGGAAGTTTGTAATCGCTGGTATGACCACAGCCGCCGCAAGTTATTGCGTCAGCATCCTTGGAATTTTGCAATTAAGCGCGCTGAATTAGCTGCAAGCACAGATGCGCCGTTGTTTGGCGCTACTAAGCAATTCCCAGTTCCTGCTGATTTTTTGCGATTGTTGCAGGTAGTAGACGAGGACGGGACGACCACGGGAGCCGAGTCTTATTTCTTTGAGAATAAATCTATTATGTTCCGCTGGGCAGATAGCGACGTTGCAAGAATTATTTACATTTCCGATGAGGAAGATGTTACCAAGTTTGATGATTTGTTCATTGATTTATTGTCGGTAGAGATTGCTTTATCCATCGCCTACCTTGTGACCCAAAATAACACAAATGTCGACAGGCTAGCCAATATTAGAAAAACCTTAACCGCTACGGCCAAAGCGATTGATGGACAAGAAAACCCACCAACTGTTAGGCGCTCTAGCATTAACAGAATGGCTCGTATGTCGCTTGGGGTATTTAACACAACCCGCCATGAGTTTTAATTATGGTTAATGTCAACGTCAGCTACCCCGATTTATCAGGTGGCGAAATTGCGCCAAAATATTACGGGCGGCATGACCTACAGATTTTTTATAAGGGGCTGCGTCGTGTTCGTAATTTTGTTACGGAATCAGCGGGTGGGGCTAGCTATCGTCAGGGGTTTTACTTTTCTAACAAAACGCGCGGCAACTTACCAGCATGGCTAGCTGAATTTAGATTCACAGATACATCAAGCTTTGTGCTTGAGTTTACCACTAATGCTATTCGGTTTTATAGAAATGACGGACAAGTTCGTCATGACGCTCAAGCTATTACAGGCATTACAAAAGCAAACCCAGCCGTTCTTACTTATGGCGGGGCTGATACATTTAGCAATGGCGGTAGGGTGTGGATTAGCGGCGTTCTTGGGATGACCGAGGTGAACAATCTAGAATTTACCGTAGCTAACGTAAACACGGGCGCGAATACGTTTGAGCTGGCTGGGGTTAATTCCACTGCGTACTCTAATTATTCCAGCGGCGGCACAGTAGAGAAGATTGTAGAAGTAGCAACGACTTATGCCGAGGCTGACCTTGCGCAACTAAAAATTGCACAAGAAAAAAATGTAATGTATCTAGCCCATCCTTCTTATAATCCCAAAAAGCTAACTTATACAAGCCCGACCAGTTGGGCATTCGCAGACCATGCGCCCACACGAAAGAGCCGCCAAAATGCTCAAGTCATTAGTGCGATTACGCAAGCGAACCCTGCGGTTTTAACATATACTGGCAGCGATTCATTTAGCAACGGCGACACTGTTTATATTGACGGTGCGGCTGGCATGACCGAGATTAACCAGCTAGAGTTTACGGTTGCTAGCGTTAATACTGGGGCGAATACTTTCCAGTTATCAGGAATCGACTCAACTGGATACGCTGCCTATACAGGTGGCGGCATTGTGCGCAAGGTAGTAACCGCTGCGGCTCCGTTCTTATCTGCTGATAATTACCCCGCTGCTGTGGGTTTCTATGAGCGCCGCCTTTATTACGGTGGTAGTAATAACAATCCAAACACCCTGTACGGCTCGGTAGCTGGGGAGTTGGATGATTTTACGTTGCAGATTAATACTTCTGCTGGAGCACAGCCAGAAGCCGACGAGGGTATTGAGTATAAAGTCTATGGCGCCACTCGTATTTCATGGTTACGTGGTACGGATAAGTTCCTAGCTATCGGCGCGAATAACGATGTTTTACTTGCTTCTGGTGGTATTGATAACGTCATCACCCCGTCAAGTATTTCTATTAAGCCTACCAATAGCTACGGCGCGGCTGATACGAACGCAGTGGGTAGGGGGGCATTGCTTTACTATTTGCAAGCTGATGCTGCTACCATGCGCTCTTTTGAATATAGCTTTGAGCAAGATAGATATGTCCCTGTTAATCGCAACGAGGTTGCCTCACATATCACCGAGGGCGGGGTTAAGCAGTTTGATTATTTGGAAGCTAATAACGATATCTTGTGGGCGGTGCGCAATGATGGGAAGCTGTTGGGCATGACGGCCAGCAGCACCGAGTCTATTAGCGGGTGGCACATGCACCAAACCGATGGCGAGTTTGTTAGTATTTCTACGCTAACACGTCCTAAGAAAGAATCGCAGCTATGGGCGTGCGTAAAACGTGAGATTAACGGGGCAACTCAATACAACATAGAGTTCTTAACGGATGCGCCTATCTATCCGCAGATTGAGGATTTTTTCGGAGAGGATGAAGTTGAAAGCGCAGACAAGCTAGCGTGGTTAAATTCCATTTATGAAGCGCAGCGTCTTTCAATCCATCTTGATAGCGCGCTTACTTATGATGGTTCGATTTACGCGACAAGCACACTTACGCCGTCTGCTACTAGCGGGGTAGGCGTTACATTCACGGCGGGCGGTGCGGTGTTTAATGCTGGCATGGTGGGGCGTAATTTAACCCGCAAGTGCATCACTGGCGTGGAAACTGGCGTTGCTGAAATTACAGGTTATACCAACAGCACGACAGTCACTTGCACCATATTAGAAAACTTTGATAGCACTTCCGCTATTCCTGCGGGCGAGTGGTATTTAACCACCAACCAAGTAACTGACGCTGGGCATCTTGAGGGCGAAGAAGTGCTTGTGGTAGCAGACGGCTCACAGCATCCGCCCATTACAATTAGCGGCGGCGTGGCTACTTTGGAGCGTCAAGCAGCGGTGTTCCATATTGGCTTTGGCTATCGCGGCGAGATTGAAACCAATGACCTTGAAGGGGGCGGGACAAACGGCGTATCGCAAACCAAGCCTAAATCGCTATATCAAGTTGGGCTTAGATTCCTTAATTCATTGTATTGTCGTTACGGCGTAAGCAGATACAAGCTTAACCAGATTGAAGGCCGCACTGCTGCGATGCGCACAGATAGGCCGCCCGTTCCATTTACGGGGGATTTGCTGGTAAAATATGCCAACGAATTGGCGGATGAGCGGCGATAGCTAGGAACTTATCCGTACCACGTAACCATGAAATACGAGTGGCGCC